CCCATTAATTTGCTCCATGATTATATTGTGTGCTACATTTTCAGGATTTTGTTGTTCAAGTTCATTCATATACTCTTCCATTTCCTCATCTGTAACAGTTTTGTTTGTAGCTGTTTGTTTTAGTCGTCTACTGTTATATAATGCTAATTGTTGCTGTGTCATTCCTATTTTGTGTAATATCTTCATGGCAAATTGGTGGTATTGGTCAGCCATGTAATCAAAGATGGATATACGGGCGTATGTTTTCCGTAATGCGATCTCTTGGTCTAATGCATACTGTGCTAGTTGTCGGTAGTTATATGATTTGGCTTTCCTTGAGTATTTAGCTAAATTGAAGTATTTCTCTGGGTTTCGGGTAAGATAAATACTGTCTTCATTCCTATTTCTCCACCATGCTCTAAGACTACAGAATGTTAAACTATCAGCTGCACCTATGGTTAAAAATTTCAATACTTGTCCAAGGCCATATACTCTGGTGTCTGGTTGATCAGGATTTGGGTTTGCTGGTAAGAAGTATGCATAGTACAGTTTGTGTATATATGCGTCGTCCACGTATGGTTTATACATTACTGTGAAATCATCACCTTTTGAGAAGCATACATAATCCTTACCGTATTCAAGACCTGCTTTATCATTGACATAACGATTGTACATTGCCATTCTAATTGTATTCATGAGGGTGGTGTCACAGTCACCTGAAAAGACTGTTCCTAGTACTGTGTATTCAAGGAGCACATTACGACGTCCATTTTTAATTTCTTCAATCTGCATTGTTTTAGTCAGTGCTGTAGCGACACTGAGGAAATCCTGTTTAGGTACATGATATATTTTATCAGCAATACGCTTGTATATCTGCCTGTACAATTCTTTGAGTGAAACATCCTGTGTGTTGTCAAAGGCAGAACCATCCCCTTCAACTACTTTTGTGAAGCCTAAGGTGAGGTAATTATTGATCATTTTTTCCATTTGGCTCAGGTTTTTATTTCCGCAGTAAGCATTGAGTTTATGTGCACATAAGTCTTCAAGTGCCCAGGTTGCAGGTCCCATTATATATTTTGTCCTTTGTGGTATTGCACATACATTCCTTGGTTTTCCGTCCATTTTCTGTAATTCCTCTTTAAGTATG